CGACAGCACGGTCCCAGTAATCCCAGACCACACTAATTACTTTGACGCGGTGGAGGATAAGCTCCTCGACCTGTCTGAATACCAAGGCGCACTGGAGGCGCTCAGCAAGAACTTCATGGAGGATTGACATGTTTCCCTATCTACGCATCCCTAACCGCCCTGTTCGACTGGCGATCATAGCCGCGCACACAGCGCGAGAGGCGCTGGACAGCATCGAGGTTGACTTCAGTGGGCCAGAGCAGAAGCTGGCCGAGCAGATAGCCGCGCTCTCGACCAAGGTCGACGCGCTGCAGGCACGTCTTGAGGATATTGACGAGACACAAACAGCCGACGCACCTAAGCCGAAGGCTAAGGCCAAACGAAAGCCGCGCGCCAAGAAGTGAGCAACGACAGGTGGCCAAACGATATCGTAGAGCTCAGTCTTACGGTGGCGCTTGCCTGTGTTGCCGCCATCTTATGGGGGATGATACTGCTGTGAATAAACTATCTGGCTTTGAGTGGTTAGCGCTGGCCGTGGCCACCACCGGTGTGGTCGGGTCAGTCATCGCACTGGTGCATCTAGCTGGTGCGCTATGACCGATAATCATGACGACGAGCAGGACGTATGCCCCTCAGATATTCCTGAAGAAATGGCCATTAAACAGGATGATCGCAGTGGTAGGCGATGCCCTGAGACTGGCCAATTTCTTTCCGGCTGGAAGGGTGGAGGACGTCCCAAGGGCGCTAAGGATAAGCTGAACCAGCAGGTGATAGGCACGATGGAGCGGCTCTGGGCGCAGCGTGGCGACGAGATCATGGAGCATCTGGCCGCAGAGAAGCCGGAAGTGCTGGCCGGATTGGTCGCGAGGTTAATCCCCCAGTCACTTGCAGCTGAGGCAATCTCGGGCGAGGCAGAGAAAGTCCAGGGGAATCAAGACATTACGATCAGGCTGGTGCAGCAGGTGACAGACGAGCCAGCACTGCCAGCACGCGAGGTACAGGGTGAGCTGGTGTACGACGAGAGCACTAAGCACTGATTGTTCAGCGCGCTGAACGTTTGGTGATCGCGATCAACATAGACCCACTGCCTACACATCAGTAATACATTGGCTTAGATAAAGGGCTGCAGCCTGATTCGTGGGAACATTTGTTCCTATAGCCCCACCCCACCCCCAGATCTCGCCCCCTCTCGACCCCCTGCGGGGGCTCGCAGGAAAAGTTGGGGGTTTAGCGGGAAATATGAATAGCTATCTTCACCCAAGGAGCCCGTGGACTGCGAAGCGTCCATCTCTGCCTGCCCTGATCTGGTAGGCGCACAAATCGAGATACGCAAGTCCATAAACTACGTCGCGCATTGTGACAATTTTGTGAACGTCCCGGTGAGTGGCATTGACGGCTGCGCGGTGCTGAACATCACGAAGGGCACCTGCACGATCTACATCGGCTTAAGGTCCACGCTTGAGGCCCGGCGGCATGAGAGGGCGCACTGCCACGGATACAACCACACATGGGACCCGCAGAGGCGCAGGTATGAGTGGTTCCCCATGCCCGAGGTTGAGATGTACAGCCTCGGTGACCGCAGACCAATCAGCAAGGAGGCTGGAACATGAGATTAGCTTTATTCATCGCACTGATGGCCATCCCCGCCAACGTGGGCTGCGCGGCCCTGCCCATGGACGGCTCGCTGGTCAAGAAGGCGGTCTCTAAGGAGCAGTCAGGCCCCTCCATTAAGGCTGTGGCCGAGGGTGAATCATGCCGCTGCGAGGCGGTGTGCCAATAAGATGTGTCTGCGCCCTACTTATATTGCTGGCGGTTACGGGGTGCAGGGACAAGGGCCGGCCTGACAGGACCGACAGGGACCTCCCCCAGCGAGATCCGCCGGTAGTGACGCCGGAGCCGGAGCCCGAGCCGGAGCCAGAGCCACCGCCGCCAGAGCCCGTCCACGAGCTTGACGTCTACATCGACAACGCATACGGCGACAGGTTCGAGCCCGTAATTGTCAGGATTGAGTACCGAATTGACGGGGTGGGGGCCCCATACGAGATTTGGGTCCCATACGGCCGGGTTGAGGACTCCCCTGACGGCATCTTGATCTACGGGGACGGCCAGAGGCACGAGGATCTCGTGTTTACCGTCAACGATGAAGAATTCCTGTACCAGCTGTACCCCGAACCGCGCTGCGGGAAGGTCGATCCGTACACCGACTGTCAGGGATACGAGTACAAGGGCCCCGCAGACGGCTATATCTACTACGGCGACGGGGATGATCGCGTAGTTGAGTGGCAATTGGGCTACATCTACTACGACAACACGCTGGAGCCCTACGAATTTGTCCGGTCAGACGGCAGCGACGCCGCTTGGAGGGAGGCCGAGACAATGGCCCGCCAGATGAACGAGGTCTACGAGGACTCTGGGGTCCATATTCGGCTCGTTTTGGAGCCAACTGCCGTGGGATTCGGCAGATACATGAACAACTCGGGCCACACCCAGATGACCCGCAAGATCGGCACCGCCGACGTGGCTCTGGGGCGCGGAATCACCTGCATAAACGCCGGCGGCTGCGCAAGGGTGAACACCAGCTTCAAAGAGGGAACCGGATTCACGGTCGCCGGCACGATGGGCACCGCCAGCCGCTATGTCGGGCTGCACGAGATCGGCCACATGGTGGGATTGGCCCACGGGCCCGATAACAGCGCCTACGCCAACGAGGGATACATCTGGCCGGACTTTGGTCACGGCTACTCGACGCCCATGTGCAGCGACCAGAGCATCGACATCATGGCATACGGCTACAGGTCATACGTATTCAACAACAGCGAGCTGTACTGCCCGGACGGGTGGCCGAAGGGCGACAGGACATACGCAGACTCTGCCTACCACCTTAACCGCGTCAGGTACGACGTTAGCCTCATTGGCGTGGAGCCGGACGCTCCCCCTGCATTCATGGAAGAGGTGCCCGATATGGGGCCGCTGGTGATTGATTAATGAATATAGACATCCCGACGGCGTTTGCGCCGATTCTGGAGTCCCAGAAGCGTTACCGCATAGCGGTGGGCGGCCGGGGCTCAGGTAAGTCGATCACCGCAGCCACTATGTGCCTGCTGGAGTGCTATCAGGGCAAGCGCGTGCTGGCGTGTCGTGAGTTCCAAAGCTCGATTGCGGAAAGCTCGCACAGCCTGATCAGTAGCCTTGTTGAGCAGATCGGTCTGCCCGGCTTCACGGTCACGAAGGACAGGATTACCCACTCAAGTGGTGGCGAGATTATCTACCGGGGTCTGGCGAGGTCTCCAGAGAGCCTGAAGTCTCTGGCAAGGGTTTACTGCTGCTGGGTGGACGAGGCCCAATCGATTTCGGAGGAGTCCCTGCGGATTCTTACCCCGACGATCCGGGAGCCCGGCAGCTACTTCATCATGACGGCCAACCCGCGCAGTAGTGCCGACCCGTTTAGTGAAAAATTTTTGCGGGACAAGATGTCCGTCCTGCGCAGCGAGAGGGTGCATCAGGACGATATGCACACCGTGATCATGGTCAACCACGACGCCAACTGCTACATGCCGGCGGAGCTGACTCAGGAGCGGCTGAACGATAAGAGGGTCCTCCCGGCGGAGCTTTATCAGCATATCTGGGAGGGTGAGCACTACGATTCAATTTCAGATGCGCTGATAGATCCAGAATGGTTCGACGCGGCGCTGGAAGCGGAAGAGAAATTTAAATACAGACCATCGGGGGCGGTTGTACTTGGATTCGACCCAGCAGACACGGGACCGGACGCGGCGGGGCTGGCGGTACGCCACGGAGCCAAGGTCCTCGAACTGGGACTTAAACACGACGGGAATGTATCTGATGCGTTTGACTGGTCGCTTGATTACTTGGATCGATTCCACTGCTCGGACTATGTCTACGACGGCGACGGCCTTGGGCTTGGTCTGGCGCGTGAGGTGGAGCGTGCGCTGGGTCCTCGCGACATACGCTTTGAGGGCTTTCGTGGCGGAGCAACGCCGGAGAATCCGTCGGCTATGTATAACGGCTTCAAGACCAACAGAGACGCCTATTTTAATCGCCGCGCGCAGGCATATTTTGAGGTCCGCGAGCGCTTTTGGAAGACCTTTCAAGCGATGCAGGGCGAGTTCCAAGACCCGGACGAGCTGATCTTTCTGCCGAAGGATCACCCGATGATTGGGCAGCTGCGTGCTGAGATCTGCCGGATACCTGTGGTGCCGAACCAGAACGGTAAGCTCCAAATAATGCCCAAGACCCAAATGCAAAAGCCGCCACTGAACCTTCCATCACCAAACTTGGCTGACGCACTGGTCTATAGCTTTACCGTCGCTGACTACATATCAGGCTCGTGGGGTAAGCCCATCGAGTACAAGGAAGCATACATATAATGGTAGACATTGAAGATCTAAAGAGTGCTATCGCCAGCGAGATGGAGAACTCCGTCTCGAACGAGCTGGTGGAGAAGAAGCGCCTCGCTATGGAGTACTACAACGGCAACCTGCCCGCCAAACTGGACACGGCTGGGCGGTCCGGCGTTGTGTCGACCGACGTTGCCGATAGTGTTGAATGGCTGCTCCCAAATATTGTTGAGTCGCTGACCGGCAAGGCCGTCCGCTTCTCCCCCATGAGCCAGATGGACGAGGATCAGGCCCAGCTAGAGGAAGAGATCACCGCGTTCGCCTTTAACGAGGATAACAACGGGTTCCTTGCGATGTACGAGTCCGTAAAGGACGCGCTGCTGACTGGTGTCGGCATCATGAAGATTTATTTCGACGACACGCCCGAGCGCAGCGTCGAGAGCTACACCGGGCTGGACGAGAACCAGCTTCAGGCCCTGCTCGGCGACCCGGCAGTTGAAATTACGGAAATCACTCGATCCGAGACGGACGGCACTGGCGTCACATGCGCCAGAATCATCCGACAGGGTCGCGTCCGAGTTGAGGCCGTGCCGTGCGAAGAGTTCCGCGTATCCGAAGACGCCGATTCCTTAAATGTGCAGGAGGCGCGATTCGCTGCCCACACTGTTCGCCGGTCGGCCTCTGACCTACTCGCGCTGGGCTATGACGAGGAGGCGATTGAGAACGCATCCCAGACATACCTAGAGCGTGAGGTCGGCACCTACAGCCTGCCCGACATGAATGACGAGAGCACCAAGCAGATCGTCGTCACCGAGGCGTACCTAAATTACGACATCAACGACGACGGCATCGCTGAGCTGATTCGCGTTGTCTACATCGGTGAGAGCGACCCCGACGAGATCTTGGAGATCTCGGAGTGCCCCTGCAAGCCCTTCGTTGCGATGTCCGCCATCCCCATGCCCCACGAGTTCGTGGGCACCTCGATCTTTGAGCGTATGCAGCCTATTCAGGATGTGAAGACGGCAGTCCTGCGGGCGACCCTTGACGGCATGTACTACCAGAACCACAAGCAGCGCGTGGTCGTTGAGGGCCAATGTAACCTCGATGATTTATTGGTTAACAGGCCGGGCGGCATCATCAGGGCCAAGTCGCCGAATGCTGTGACCGAGCTGGGCGGCAACTTCTTCAGCGGAGAGGCGCTGCAGCTTCTCACCTACGCAGACACACAAAAAGATTCACGGGTCGGCGTGTCCCCGATGGGCTCCGGCCAGAACGCGCTTGAGGCCAACGACTCCAGCCACGGTGTTGAGAGGATCATGTCAGCCCGCGAGATGCTGGTGCAGATGATGATCAGGGCTGTCGCTGAAACTGGACTGAAGCCCGCGTACACGATGGTGCGCGACCTTCTCGTTCGCTACCAGACGACGCCGACGACGTGGAAGTTTAAAGGTGTATGGCAGGCAGTTTCTCCCTCGTCTTGGGGGGACAGGTCGCGCATAAGAGTGGCAGTCGGCACCGGCACAAAGGACGACCAGATGAAGGTAGGCGCGCTGAGCCAGTTGCTCGGCGTGCAGCAGCAGATCATGCAGACCGACCCGATGAACCCGCTGGTCGACTACAACAAGATTCACTCCACCCTGAGCGACATCGTGCGATACACCGAGCTGGGCGAGTCCGATAAGTTCATGTATGACCCGCAGTCGCCAGAGGGCCAGCAGTTCGGCCAGATGAAGCAGCAGCAGGGCGAACAGCAGCAGCAGCAAGCTATGGCCCAGCAGGAGCAGCAGATACAAATGCAGCAAGCTGCCTTGCAAGCTCAGATGCAGGTTGCTCAGGCAGAACAAACCAAGGCGGCCGCCCAGATGGAAAATGGCCGCATGAAGAACGAAGTAGACATGATAAAGAGCCAGTCTCAGAACCGGATAGAGGCGCTAGAGGCTCAATTGAAGGCCCTCAAGGAATCGCAGGATCAGGAGATCAAGCGGGCTGAATTGCAATCTAAAATGGCCCTAGAATTGACCAAGCTCGAAGTGCAAGCCCAAAGGGATTTGTCAGCGGAAAACGAGGCTAACAAGTCCCCGGTCAAAGCTGTGCCCGCAGCGAGTAATTAACAACGTCGAGGAGCAACATGGAAGTTGACTTGGAACAGGAGGCACGACGGGGTCGCGCAGCGCGAGCTGAGCTGGCCCTAGTAAGAGAACACTTGGACGCGGAGAGGGAGCGACTGTTTGGTCGGTTCTGTGATCCGCGCAACGATGAAGAAGTGTTTTACATCAAAGAGGAGGCCCGAGCCATTTCACGGCTGGAGGAGTTCCTTGATTCGCTAGTAACTACCGGAGAGCTAGCAGAGAAAACTAACGAAGGAGAAATGCGATGAGCAGCGAATCTAACCAGCAGTTTGAGGGGGAGCGCGGCAACACCGTAGATCAGGTTGCGGACTACCTTACAAGTTTGGACGCACCTGAAGAGGAGTCGACAGAGGATCAGGCTAATTTCCGATTCAATGACGACGACCTCATAGATGATAGTGAAGAGTCAGAAGTTACAAGTGCCCAAGAGTCTGACGACGTCGAATACGACGAAACAGACGACTCAAATGAGCTAGAGACCGATGACAGCGACGGGCTCGCAGCCTTAGCCGAGGAACTCGGACTGGACGCGGACAAGCTGATCCTCTCAGAGGATGGCGATATCCAAATCCGGTTACGTGTTAACGGTAAGGACGAGAAAGTTGATTTAAAGCAAGCGATTGCGGGAACTCAGTTCAGCAGGGCCAACGATGAGAAGGCCCGTGTGCTGGCGGACGAACGCAAAAGTTTCGAGTCAGAGAGGCAACAAGTTGCACAGGCGTATCAGCAGCAGTTACAGCAGATACGTGGCTTAGGGGAAATGCTTCAGCAGAAACTGATGCAGGACTTCCAAGGTGTTGATTGGGATCGACTGAGGGCTACCGACCCCGGCGAGTGGACTGCCAAGCAGAGAGAGTTCGAGCTGCGCAACCAAGAGTTGCAACAGGCCGGGCAGATGCTTGGACAGCAAATGCAAGCTGAGCAGGACCAGCAGTCCCAGCAAGAGGCGCAACAGAGGGCAGCGATCCTGAACTCTGAGCGCGAACAGATGATTGATAACAACCCTTCGTGGCGAGACGAGGAGCGGATGAAAGGCGATCTTACCAAGATCGTGGAGTACGCCAAATCCAGCGGTTTTGACGATGAAGAGTTGCAGGATGTTATCTACAGCCGACACGTTGAAGTACTGAAGAAGGCCATGCTGTATGACCAAGGCAAGACAGTTGCCGATAAGAAGGTCAAGCAAGCCCCCAAAACGCAACGAGCCTCCAATGGTCGCTTTGTCAAACAGAAGGGTGGCAAAGTTCAAAAACTAATTGAGCGAGCACAGAACGCCAAAGGCGCAAACAAAAGGGACGCGCAGGCTGACGCAGTAGCCGCTCTACTCATGGGAGAGTAATCATGGCTAAAAGTAATATCGACAGCTTCAACTTATCCAGCTTGGCTAAGGGTGGAGTTTTAAACGAAGACGTAATGCAGAAGATTTTTGATATCTCAAAGATCCCGCTGCCTTTTACGGACATGGTGGGAAGTACAACCCACAGCAACCAGCGTTTCGATTGGGTAATCGATAAGCTGCGCGCACCAGACGTAACCAACGCTCGCGTTGACGGTGCTGATGCTGGAGCTGCTTCGGTAGCGACAGATAAGCGTGTTGGAAATCATTCACAGATTTCCGATGAAGTGATCGCGGTCTCGTACCGAGCTGATGCTTCGGACACAATCGGCCGCACGAAGGAACTGGCCCACCGCATTACGAGAGGTGGACAGGCGATCCGTCGAGACGTTGAGGCCATCGCGCTGAACAACCAAGCGTCTGTTGCTGGTACCGACGAGGTCGCTGGCGTAACTGGCGGACTGCCCTCGTGGATCGAGACGACTGTAGTAAATGCAGAC